AAAAAATCTAAAAAATGATTCTGATTATCCGCTGATTATGACTCGAGAACTAGCAGCTGAATTTATTGGTGTAAGTGGTCCTACATTTGATAAGTATTATCGCTATGCACATAATTTCCCCGTTGTTAAAAATGGAGATGTTGAAGAAGCTTTTCCACGAGATCCAATCATTAAATGGATTGCGGATAATTGGCAATTATTGGAAAAAAGGAGAAAGAGATAGAATGCTCAAAATTAAACTTTTAAATAAGTCTGACCAACAGTGGTTAGAGGGTCGCAAAGACGTTGAAGCACAATTGGAGATTTATAGTTCAATCCTCAACGCAAATGACCGTGTTCGAGCTATGAAACAGCCACGGGCCCAGCCCAGTGAATCACTTGTTCATTACGCAAAAGAACAATCGCTTGGAGTGTGGTTAGAAGAATCACCGTTCTTAGTAGAAATGAAAAAAGCCCGCACTGGTAATGCGAGCTGGTAGAAAATTTTCCCAAAATTCTACCTTCATTATAACAAATTGGAGGAAACATGAAAAGCAATGTAAAATTTGATTTTACAAAAATCAAGAAAAGAACAGTTGGCGCTCGAAATATGATTTTGACACCAACTATCCATATTAGCAAAGGTGGAGATTTAGCTTTCTATTGTATCAATGTAGATGATACCCCTTATTTCAGAGTCGCAAAAACTGGGAACTTAATTGGACTAGAATTTAGCAACTCACAATTTAGTAATTCGTTCACATCTCGTGAAAGAGGAAGTGCCTTTTGTGCAGTTGCTCGTTCAGTGATTAAAGAAATTGAATTTGAAAAGTATATTGGAACTGATTATCATTCCGCTAACTTTGCACTACAAAAAGAATCTGAAAATCTGTATTGGTTTGATTTAACTTCCACAGTAACAAAATATAAAAAATTGAAATAGGTGAAAATATGAAAAATACTATTGAACGATTAACAAGTGGCACAACACCAATTTTTGAAGAGTACAAGGGTTATCAAATTTGTGCATTACCACATTCAGAAGCCTTATCATTTTTCCCTGATTTGGGGAAAGCTAACGGTTATATTGAAATTCCTGAATTTAGCGGTAAGGGCTATGATGATATTCCTTGTGGTAGCATCCATGGAGGATTCACATTTGCTGAAGAAAGCGTCTTTGGTTTTGACACCTTACACATAAACAGCAATTCAGATATGGATGAAAAATGGGTTTTACAACATTTAAAAGAATATATTGATGAGGTGCTAATCAATGATTAAAATCAATAAATTAGAAATTGAAAATGTGAAGCGTGTCAAAGCAGTTTCACTTGAACCAACACAAAACGGACTGACCGTAATTGGTGGACGAAATGGCCAAGGTAAAACATCAATCCTTGATTCCATTGCATGGGTTTTGGGTGGTAATAAGTACAAACCTAGTCAACCACATCGAGAAGGCAGCGTCCTTCCTCCAAATCTTCAAATCTCACTGAGCAATGGTTTAGAAATCAAGCGTGATGGTAAAAACAGTGATTTGAAAGTCATTGATCCAAGCGGTCAAAAAGCTGGGCAGAAACTTCTTGATAGTTTTGTAGAAGAATTCGCCCTCAATCTTCCAAAATTCATGGAGTCGTCAAATGCTGACAAAGCTAAAACTTTGCTTCAAATCATTGGAGTTGGTGACAAGTTGGCAGAGTTCGAGAAAAAAGAACAAGAACTTTATAATGAACGTTTGGTTATTGGACGAGTTGCAGACCAGAAAAAGAAGTTCGCTGCTGAAATGACCTACTTTCAGGAAGCACCCAAAGAGCTTATCAGTGTGTCTGAACTTATTCAGGAACAACAAGCTATTCTTGCTAAGAATGCTGAAAATGAGCGACTGAGAGGGCAAAGGGATAGTCTGAAACAACGGCAAACCCAACTTGATTCTGAAATTGCTCGATTAATCGAAGAAAAAGCCAAAGTTGACCAACAACTAGAAATTGCTGAAAAAGATGCGCTTGATTTGCATGATGAATCAACTGAACAGCTTGAGTACAGTATCAGCAATACCGAAGAAATCAATCGCAAAGTCCGTGCCAATCTTGACAAAGACAAAGCCGAACAAGATGCTCAAGTTGAAAAAGAAAAATATGATAACTTGAGCGCTCAAATTGACCGTATTCGTTTAGATAAAAATCAGTTGCTAGAAGATGCAGATTTGCCTTTGCCTGGTCTGTCAGTAGCAGATGGAGAACTTCTCTACAAAGGACAACGCTGGGACAACATGTCCGGAGCTGAACAGCTAAAAGTTTCAACCGCAATTGTTCGCAAACTCAATCCAGAGTGTGGTTTCATCTTGATTGATAAGTTAGAACAGATGGACTTGGACACTTTGAAAGAGTTTGGCCAATGGCTCGAACAAGAGCAATTACAAGCGATTGCCACAAGAGTTTCAACTGGTGATGAGTGTTCTATTATCATCTCCGATGGTTACGGAGAAGAAACTGAACAAGCGAATGTAATTGAAACACAGCCAGTTCAGCCAGAACAAACAAAATATCAGTTTTAAGGTGGTGGATTATGGAAATGAAACAGATTCCAGATTATCCCAACTACGCTGTAACTAGAGATGGGAGAGTTTGGTCCTATATAAGTAATAAATTTATAAAACCAAGAGTATCTAAAGAGAATTCCGTCATAGTAAATTTGAATTTTGAAGGTATAAGGTTCAGAAGGAATGTTGCTAGGTTAGTATTTATAGCTTTTAAAGGATATGAACCTGAAATTGTACGTCATATTGATGGTAATCCTCTTAATAATAATATAGATAACCTCAAAGCAATGAGTAAAAATGAACACTTAAAAAGTTTAGGTAACCCTAGCAATTTCAAAAATTATAATCGTAACCTTAAAATGATTAAAGTTGATGTTGAATCAGAAAGTAAGCAGGTTGTTGCATACCCATACAGGTCAACCGAATATGATTCAGCTTTACTATGTTGCAATTTAAAAAGATTAACTTACAAAGGAGCTTTGTACTTTTGGGAGAATCGGAAAAATGAATTAATTGAGGAATTGAAAGTTAGAATTATGCTAAATAATTTACGTTTGAATTCTGATATAAGTGATTTTCAGCTGATTGGAATGTATAAAAGAAATATAAAAAAACAACAAAAATACCTTGAAATACTAGAAAAAATCTAAAGGAGAAATAATGGTATTTAACATTACAAGCGGTCCAACTGCTACCGCTCAAAAAGTAGTTTTGTATGGAGTTGAAGGAATTGGGAAGTCAACCTTTGCTTCACAGTTTCCGTCACCAATCTTCATTGATACAGAGGGCTCAACCTCAAACATGAATGTCAATCGGATGGATAAGCCCACAAGTTGGCAAATGTTAATTGATGAAGTGAACTATATCAAGCAGACTCAAATGTGTGACACCTTGGTTCTGGATACAGCAGACTGGGCGGAAACATTAGCCAATCAAGCTGTTATTGCTAGTGATATTAATGCACAGTCGATTGAAGATTTTGGGTATGGTAGAGGCTACACAATGGTCAAAGAGAAGTTTGGAAAATTGCTCAATCTTTTATCTGAACTGACAGAAATTGGAATAAATGTCGTTATTACAGCTCATGCAGATATTAAAAAATTTGAAAAGCCAGATGAAATGGGAGCATTTGACCGTTATCAATTGAAGCTTTCAAAACAATGTGCTCCCTTGCTTAAAGAATGGGCTGATATGTTACTGTTTGCGAATTATGAAACGACGATTGTTACTGACAGTAAAACCAAATCAAAAAAAGCTACTGGTGGTCAACGTGTCATGTTCACTACACACCATCCAGCTTGGGATGCTAAAAATCGTCATGGATTACCAGATAAACTCCCCTTTGAATTTGGAGCAATTGCTCATGTTTTCCAAACACAAGTCGCTTCACCAGTTCAACCGCAACCACCAGTTGAGCAACCTCAACAAGAACAAGTAACTGCAGCAACCACGGTTGAAACACCTCAAGAAAACAATTTTGGACGTGAACCAAATATCATTGATCCAACAATACCAAAAGAATTGGCTCAACTGATGTCAGTAAATGAAGTGACAGAAGAAGAAATTCGTAGATTGGTAGCAGAAAAAGGCTTTAGACCTTATGAAATGCCAGTCAAAGATTATCCAGATGATTTGATTCAAGGTGGGCTTGTTGCTCAATGGGACAAAATTTTCACAGAAATTAAAGCTAAAAGAGCTTACTAAATAAAAGGAGAAATTAAAAATGAATGATGATATGCAAATTTTAGGTTGGGACGATGAAGTAGAAGCAGGTAGTCCCTTTGTCCTCTTACCCGAAGGCGATTATCCTTTCACTATCACAGGACTTGAAAAAGGTATTTATGAAAAGCCAGCTGACCGCACAACTAAAATTCCAGCAAATTGTCCGATGGCAACAGTATCATTGGAATTCACTGCAGCTACTGGTGAAAAATCAACATTGACAGAAAAATTCTATCTTTACAAGAAAATGCAATGGAAAATCAATCAATTCTTTACAGCGATTGGTGCTCCAAAAAATGCAGACGGAGTTATAAAAATGAATTGGGCGACTGTTTTGGGGGCTCATGGGACAGCGAAATTAGTTGTTAACAACTATACAGACCGAAACGATAAACCAGCCCAAAATAATAGAATCAAAGATTTCCTTGAACCAACTCAACAAACTGCACCAGGTTATCAAGCCCCACAACAAAGCTATCAACAACCACCTGCTCAAACTCAACCACCTCAACAAAATGTAACGCCATTCCCACAACAAACTGCTGCACCTCAAAATGGCGCTGGCTATAACTTTTAAGAGGGGGATAGAAAATGCTTGCAGAAAAAAATCTAACAGGTAAATTTAAATTTGAGTTTTCAGAAGCTGTAAAAAGCTTCTCTCAATGGTTGGTAAGTATCGGTCAAGACTTCTCTTACAAAGAGAAAGACTATACTATCACAGCAAAATTTGAATGTGATGAAGATTATTATAATGCTGAGGCGAAAGCGCTTGAATTAGAAGATAAAGCAAACCCTCAAATGAGCTTTGATTTAGAGGAGGATAATAATGGAACTCCGTCCGTATCAGAATGAAGCTAATGACCGAATCCAAGAAGAATGGGCGAGTGGTGTCAAGAAGACGCTGCTCGTTCTTCCTACCGGATTGGGTAAAACCGTGACATTCTCAGATTTAACAAAACAATTAGTAAGCAAAGGTGAGCGGGTTTTAATTATGGCCCACCGTGGCGAATTACTTGACCAAGCTGCAGATAAACTTTTCAAAGTAACGGGATTGAAAGCGGCAGTTGAAAAAGCTGACCAAACCGCTAAAAATTCTTTTTATAGTGTGACCGTCGGAAGTGTTCAAACCTTGATGCGTGAAAAACGGCTACAAGATTTCCCGCAAGATTATTATGACACTATCATTGTTGATGAAGCACATCACATTTTGGCCAGCAGTTATCAGAAAGTCCTTGAATATTTTAGTGAAGCTAAAGTTTTAGGAGTAACCGCAACTGCTGACAGAACAGACAAGAAAAATCTGGGTGAGTTCTTTGAGTCGCTTGCTTATGAATATACCTTGCCTGATGCGATAAAAAATAAATACTTGTCACCAATGAAGGCAATGACTATTCCATTAAAAATTGATTTATCTGGTGTTTCAATGTCAGCCGGTGACTTTAAAGCAAGTGAAGTTGGAAGTGCATTAGACCCTTACCTTTATCAAATTGCAGATGAAATGGTCAAAAATTGCTCAAACAGAAAAACAGTTGTCTTTTTACCGCTTGTAGCAACATCTAAAAAGTTTCGAGATATTCTCAATGAAAAAGGTTTTACAGCTGCAGAAGTCAATGGAGATTCCAAGGACCGTGCGGAGATTTTAGAAGACTTCGACAACGGGAAATATAGCGTACTTTGCAACTCAATGTTACTGACAGAAGGTTGGGACTCACCAGAAGTCGATTGTGTCATTATGCTAAGACCAACAAAATCACGTCCGCTTTATGTTCAATGTATTGGCCGTGGCTTGCGTTTGGCAGAAGGCAAAGAAGATTGTTTGATTCTGGATTTCCTTTGGCACACAGAACGTCATGAACTAGTTCATCCAGCGCACTTGATTGCTAAAGATGATGAAATTGCCAAAAAGATGACTGAAAAAATGGCTGAGATTGAAGAAGATGATCAGTTACAACTCTTTGATTTAGAAGAAGTCGCAAAGGAAGCTGAGAGTGAAGTCGTTCAAGACCGAGAAAACTCACTGGCAGAAAAATTAGCAACGATGAAAAAACGGAAACGAAAACTTGTGGACCCTCTACAGTTTGAACTTTCTATTCAATCAGAAGACCTGATAAACTATGCCCCCTCTTTTGGTTGGGAAATGTCACCAGCTTCTGATAAACAAATTGCAGCACTTGAAAAATTTGGTATCTTTCCAGAAGAAATTGAAAACTCTGGGAAAGCTAAAGTATTACTTGATAAATTAAATAAACGGAAAATGTCAGGGTTGACTACACCTAAACAAATTAGATTCTTAGAGAGTCGTGGTTTCCAGCATGTTGGAACTTGGGAATTTAATAAAGCACGAGGTCTAATTGACCGTATTGCTGGGAATGGTTGGAGAATTCCAGTTGACATTAATCCGAAGGAATATAAAGGAGTTTAAGCTTGGAAGAAAAATTTGATTTAGTGCCACTCCTTGAATATATCTCACCATCATCACTTGATTATCTGGACTGGGTATCAGTTGGAATGGCTTTGAAATTCGAGGGCTATACCTTTGATGTATGGGACAGTTGGTCACAACCTGATAGTAGATATAATGCACGAGAAATGGAATCAAAGTGGGATTCACTTGGCCATAATGGAGCTACACCAGTAACTGGTGCATTTATCACTATGAAAGCAAAAGAAAATGGTTGGTCTTCAAATTCTTATAAAGGGAATGATGGGAACGAGTTCTTAGGCTGGGATGATGAAGTGAGCGCAGCACGAGATTATAAGTTTATTGATAAATCTTGGGTTGAAGGTCAAGAAATCAGAGAGCCTGATGATAATTGGAAACCTGTAGAACAGCTTAAAACTTATATTCAAACGCTTTTCAAAAATGATGATTACATTGGCTATGTCATGAAATCTTGGCTGCGTGATGACGGAAAATATTCTGTCAGTGGCGCAGGTAACTATACTAGAACCGCAGAAGAATTACTAAATGAACTAGAAAAGTATAAAGATGAAAAAGACCTGAGTTATATTGTGGGAGATTCTGACCCTCTTGGTGGCGCTTGGATTCGTTTCAATCCTCTTGATGGTAAAGGGGTTAAAAATGAAAATGTTACTGAGTTCAAATACGCTCTAGTTGAATCGGATAATTTAGGACTTGAAAAGCAAAATGCAATCATGCGTGAATTAGAATTGCCAATTGCTGCACTTGTTTATTCTGGTGGGAAATCAGTTCATGCCATTGTAAAAGTCGATGCGAAAGACAAAAACGAATACCGTGAGCGGGTTGAATACCTTTATAAAATTTGTAATAAAAATGGCCTTGAAGTTGATGGCCAAAATAAAAATCCGTCACGTTTATCTCGAATGCCTGGTGTAATTCGTGGAGAGCATAAGCAATTTCTTATTGATACAAATATTGGTAAAGCGAATTGGGAAGAGTGGCAAACCTACATTGAGGATTTGAATGATGACTTGCCGGAGTTTGAAAGTCTTGCAGATATGTTTGAAGAAGACCCGCAACTTGCCCCAGTTTTGATTGATGGAGTTTTGCGCAGAGGTCATAAAATGCTTATCGCTGGACCATCAAAAGCCGGAAAATCATTTGCTTTGATGGAAATGTGTATTGCGATTGCAGAGGGGATTCCTTGGTTTGGGTTTAATTGTGAACGTGGAAAAGTGCTCTATATTAATATGGAGCTTGACCGCCCCTCAGCTTATAAACGATTCAAAGATATTTACCAAGGAATGAATGTTCCACCAAATCATTTAAAGAATATTAGTATTTGGAACATGCGTGGTCATTCTATTCCAATGGATAAACTGACACCAAAACTGATCAGACGTGCTCAAAAAGAAAAATTTGATGCGGTGATTATTGACCCAATCTATAAAGTACTGACAGGTTCTGAAAATGATGCGGAACAAATGGCCAAGTTTACAAATAACTTTGATAAGGTAGCTGCAGAACTTGGAACTTCTGTTATTTACTGTCACCACCACTCAAAAGGAGCACAGGGCGGTAAATCTTCTATGGACCGAAGCTCTGGTTCTGGAGTATTTGCCCGAGACCCTGACGCAATTCTTGACTTAATTGAGCTTGAAGTGACGGACAGTTTGAGAAAACAACAAGATGCCAGGGCAGTTGCCAACTTCTATGCATCTAAAATCAGAGATGAGAGACCAGAATATCTTAATGAAATTGGTCAGGATGATTTTCTGTCAGCTCCTGAAATGCGAAAACATTTGGCTTTGGCATTTGGGGATGAACGTGCCAGAGAAATTGCGGGATTTGAATTGGAACAAGTCCAACGAGTTGTGAAGTTGATGACTGCTTGGCGACTTGAAGGAACACTTCGAGAATTTCCAAAGTTTGAACCAGTCAATCTGTGGTTCAATTATCCGCTACATTATTCCGATGATTCTGGAGTTCTGAAAGACCTTGAACCAGTTGGAGCAAATGATAACAAATGGGCAAAAGGTGGTAAAAAAAGTGCAGATGTCCGCTCCTCAGCAGAAAAGAAAGCTGAACGGATTAAGAAGAATACCGAAAAACTTCACACTGCTTTTGAATCGCTTGATATGGAGGGGACAGGTAAAATCCGAATTGGAGAAATAGTCACATATTTTGAAGATAAAGTTACACGGAACACTATAAAAAATTGGATTAAGGAACAAGAAACTTTGACAATTGATGATAAAGGTTGGATAACTAAATTAGAAAATAATGAATAAATTATAAGTTTTATCGAACCTGTCAAACTGTCAAAAACTAGTTAAATTGACACCCCCTGTCAAACTGTCAAATTAACTAAAAGTAATATTTTTGACACCTGTCAAATTAACTAAAAATTGACACTTTGATACCTGTCAAAAAAGGGTGTCAATGAATTATATACTACGTATATAATTACCTGATGGGTGTAGGTGTACAGACAAGTCAAATTTGCTTTTGGGTTTGCAAATTTTGACAAGTCATTGACACCCACCGAGGCGTGCGAGGGTGGGTGGAGGAAAAAGAAAAATTAAAAAAGTTTCTTAGAAAATAGAGGTGGAAAATTTGGACTATGAAAAATTTTTCAACGATGTGAAAAATTGGATTTTAGAGTGCAACTCACAGGCGATAAAATTAGGTTTCGGAAATGATGATTTTTGGAACTGGGTTGTAAATTCACTTGGAGAGTTGAGCACAAAATATAATTCACAGCCGCTGGTCATGAAGCAGACTAACATGTTACTCGACTGGCTAGAAGATACCTGGGAAGAGGTGAAAAATGGATCACGATAAATGTCCAAAATGTGGAAGTGAAGAAATAGTAGATGAATCTTGTTGCGATGCATGCGGAGCTTGTAAAATGTTCTGTCTGGAATGCAAGAATGATTGGACGGAGGAATTCTGATGGCCCACAAATACGGAGCTAAAAAAGTAACGGTTGATGGCATCACATTTGATAGTAAGGCTGAATCAATTTATTATCAGTTGCATAAGCATGAGCCGAACATGAAAATGCAAGAAAAATTTGTCTTACAAGATAAGTTCAGGCTTAATGGGAAAGCTTATCGTGAAATTTACTACAAGCCAGATTTTACTTTCTATGATGATGCTGGTAACTTGATTAAAATCGTAGATGTAAAAGGGGTGTTAACTACTGAGTTTAAAATTAAAGCAAAAATGTTTGCTAATCGGTATGGAACACAAATCACGATTGCGAAAAAAGTTGCTAGAAAAGATGAATTTACAGAAAAGGTGATTTGATGGTATGTAAAGAATGCGGGAAAATTCATCAGGTACCTGTGTACTCAACGAATTGTCAGAACTGCGGTATAAAAGTACCGTTTGAACAAGTAAAAGAAAAAGGTCACGTTGCTTTTTGTAAATCGTGTCTGGAGGTAAAACAATGATATTAGATAAAATTTTAATTTTTCTACTTCTTACAAATTTGATTGTAAATGATGTGGCAAATGAAAGATGGACAGTCTGGCTTTGGGTATTATGCCTGGTGTTGCAAGTTATCCTAGTGATTACAAAATTACTGTGAGGTGAAGAATGAAATTCAATAACCCAGTAAGAAAAGAAATCATTATAAATAATGCTCCTCATGGATTCTCACGAATGAAACATAAAAAACATACTAAAAAAACAGTTTCCCAACCGTTGACTCTTGAAGATTTTAAACTGATGGGGAAAGGCGCAGGAGCTGCAGCAAAAGCTTTTTTGGAAGGATACAAGGAGGAGATCGGTGACAAATAAAAACAAAAATGGGAAGTTAACTAATTTTCTAATACAAGTACTGACAGGAATAATCTTAATCGGGATTTGTGTGATTATTACTGGACTGATACTTCGAGTTGTTCGTTTTATATGGTTCGGATATTAGGGAGATAAGATGAAAGTAAGTACAGAATATGGGTATTTAATCAAAGCACTGAGAGAATATCCGTTTGATAAACAAGTAGAAGATATTTTGCTTAATATAAGATATCCAGTAACTAAAGGTGGGTTTGACCCTAATTGGTGGATAAGTCCACAAAATGTATCAAAAATACCTAAAGTATTGGCTGATATGATTAAGATTGAAGCAAATCCCAAGCTTTTAAAATATAGACGATATCATCAAGCAATAACTGAAATGATAGATGAAACTGATCCAGTTCAGTGGAAAATCATAAAAGCTGTCTATATTCATAATGAATGCAATGTGACAGAAGCACTCAAGCGATATGGCTTTGTTGAAAAAACTCAAGGGTATAAAAATATTATTCGTCCGTTTTTTGAAAAATTGGAATATAAGATTGATGAAATCATAGCAAAAGAAACCTTTCCTGAGGAATCAGAGCAAAAAGCGGAAAAGTGACCGAAAATTAGGGAAAAGTGACCGTTTTTTTATGATAAAATAGTATTGTGAACGAGTGAATGATGATACGGCTCGGTAACTCCTTTTAGATTTTACCTGTCAGAAATGGCAGGTTTTTTTATACAAATTTTTACAGACAGGAGGGAGGAATGAAACTTACTGAAAAACAGAAGCGATTTGCAGACTTTTACATTGAACTAGGGAATGCAACTCAAGCCGCAATAAAAGCAGGTTATGCAACAAAGACAGCTGCTTCAATTGGAGCTGAAAACCTTAGAAAACCACATATAAAAAAATATATAGACAAACAGCTTGAAAAGCTGAAAAGTGAACGTGTTGCAGACTCTCAAGAAGTTTTGGAATTTCTAACCTCTGTCATGCGAGATGAAAAGCAAGAAGAAACCTTGATTGGCATAGGTAAAGGTAAACAAGCAATTAGTGAAATAAAGTTGCCTAGCGCTGCAAGAATAAAAGCTGCGGAGCTACTTGGCAAGCGTTACATGCTTTTTTCAGATAAGCACGATAGACTTATTGAAGCTCAAGCTGATGCTGCTGTTGCTAAGGCGAAAATTCTTGCTGATGCAGCCAATAAACTTGAGGGTAACTTCAAAAATAATAAATTGCTTGAAGCACTTATTGATGTTCCAGTTGTTGAGAGGGAAGAAGGTGATCTACCTTGATTTCTTTCAGTCCAAAGCAAGCGGAAAATATCAAAGCTGACATCTCCGGCATTGAGTTTGAAATGAACGAGGGAACAATTCGCTCAGGAAAGACAAACAGTGATATCTTCAAAATGGCTCGTATCTATGCGCAATCGCCTGACCGTGACCATTTAGTTCTTGCCTATAATCAAGAACAAGCTTACCGCATGTTTATTGATGGCGAAGGCTTCGGTTTAATGTACATCTTTGCTGATAACTCAGAAATCAAACACAATGAAGATGGAGACCATCTCAGCATCACTTTTCCTGGAGGAATTGAGAAAAGAATATTTTATAAAGGTGGAGGCAAGGTTAATGCTGTTGGTGCAATTACTGGGATGTCTTTTGGGACTGTTGCTTTTCTTGAGTTTAATTTGCTCAATAAAGAAGTAATAGCCGAAGCACTAAGGCGGACCTTGGCAAGCAAGCTGAGGTTTCATCTTGGAGAGCAGAATCCGCCAGCTCCCAATCACCCAAACCTTGAACTATTAAACCAGTTTGAAAAGACTGGCACTTATCGCTTTAGACATTGGAGACCGACTGACAATCCTATTCTTACTGGTCAGCGTTTAAAAATGTGGGAAGAACAATCTAAAACATCCGACTATCTTTATAAACGTGACTGGTTAGGACAACGAGTAATGCCAGAAGGTGTTATTTATTCAATGTTTGATGAAGAAAAGCATATGACCAACCAACTTAAAGGCAGAGTCATTGAAACTTTCTTTACTGCTGATGGTGGGCAAGCCGATGCAACGACTTGTGCGTTTAATGTAGTGACCTTTCATGAGGGCAAGCATTATTTGTACCGCATGGCAAATTATTATCACAGTGGAACGGAAACAGGTCAGACAAAAGCGATGTCAGTCTATGCTAAAGAAATCAAGCAGTTCGTGTCCTGGTGTTATGATAAATGGAAAGATTTACCACATTGGGAATGGTTCTTTGTTGACCCGGCATGTAAAACATTGCGAGAAGAACTTAAGTTGATTGGTATTTCTACTGACAAAGCAAATAACAATAGCCGGGACAAAGTAACAAGCAACGGTTTAAAAATAGAAGTTGGTATTGAAAGAGTACAGAATGCTTTTGAAAAAGGGCTTCTTTTTTTGTATTCATTAGACGGAAAGTATGATCACTACAATCTAATAAAAGAAATTGGATTGTATATTAGAACCCCAAACGGTTTGCCAGTAGATAAAAATAACCATGCGTGCGATGAACTACGCTATGCAGTCAATTATTTCACTGTGGAATACTTAATTTAGGAGGTGGCCAGTGTTTGATTGGTTTAAAAATATGATAAGAAAAGGAGGCGCAAAGGTAGGAATGGTTGAGTCATTAAACAATATTACAGATCATCCGAAGATTGCAGTCAATTCGGAAGAATATCTTCGCATCCAAGACAACAAAAGAATTTATAAAAATATATTTGAGCAAGTTAAATATCTCAATAGTGATGGGAACTATGTCAAACGTGATTTTCACTCACTGAATGTTTCAAAGATAATTGCAAGAAAATTATCCAAGCTTGTCTTTAATGACGGTTGTTCAATCAGCGTTGATAATGAAAAAGCGGATGAATTTTTGCAGAAAGTTTTTAATAGAAATAAATTTCGCAAGAACTTTGGTGAAGAATTAGAAGCGGGTTATGCAATTGGGGGGCTTGTCCTTCGTCCTTATTATGATGAAGCACACGATACAATCAAAATTGCTTATTGTCGAGCTGATACTTTTTATCCACTTGAATCAAACACCAATGATATTAGTGAGGCAGCTATTGCTACAGTTACTCAAGTAGTAGAGGGCAAGAAAAATATTCGTTATACCTTACTAGAATTTCATGAGTGGGAAAATGGCAGCTATTTTATTCGCAATGAGCTTTATCGATCAGAAGATGAAAATCAAGTTGGTGTGAAAGTTCCTTTAACTTCATTGGCCAAGTATGAAACTTTGCAAGAAGAAGTTGAAATGAAAGGTTTCACTCGTCCTATCTTTGTTTATATTAAACTAGCCGGAAAGAATAACTTTGATATTTCAAGTTCTTTAAGTTTAGGTATTATTGATAATGCCAAGCGGCAATTGCTCGATATCAACGAAAAGTATGACCAATTCATGCGAGAAATTGAAGAAGCAGGGCGAAAGATTATCGCTTCTGAGGCATTTTTTAAAGCTAGGTATGATAAAGAAACTGGAAGACCAATGATGAGGTTTGCTTCTGATACTAGCGTATTTCAAACCATGAAGTCTGAGGAACCATTCATCAATGAATTTGCCCCAGCATTACGTGCTACAGAGTTTATAGATTCAATCAATTTTATTTTGCGTACTATTGAACTTGAAACTGGCTTTAGTTCTGGAACATTTTCATTTGATGGTCAGTCAGTCAAGACAGCAACTGAAATTATCAGCGAAAACTCTGAAACATTCTCAACTCGTTCAGATAATGTTTTGATTGTCGAGGAAGCATTAAAAGAGTTAGTAGTAACAATCTTTGAGCTTGCAAATTCGTATGATCTATTTACGTTACCCGAAAAATATGGCATCAATATTGACTTTGACGATGGCGTCTTTCAATCACAAGATGCAAAAGCTGACTATTATGGCAAGCTCACAACAATGCAATTGACTTCAAGAAAAAGGGCCATTCAAAAGATTCAAGGTGTGACCGAAGATGAAGCTGATAAAATCCTTGCAGAGATTAAAGAAGAGCAGGCACCAAGTCTAAGTCCAACTGATGAATCGATGTATGGTGGTGAATAATTATGGGAAAGTTCAAAGTCAATGATGACCAAATGACCCTTGCTTCTGGAATGGTCGGTGACATTTACGAGCAAATGGCTCAAGAATTAATGTTCAATCTCATAAAGCGAATCAAACAGCGTGGAAGTGCTGACTTGCAACGTGAACCATGGCTTTGGCAACTTGAAAAGCTCAATGATATGCATATGCTTAATGAGCAGAATGTAAAATATATCCTTGAGCAGACAGGGATTGCTCAAGATTTGTTTGATAAGATTATTAAAAATGAAGGGTTGAAAGTTTACAAAAATACTCAGGAGCAGTTGGCAGAAGAACTTGGAAAAAATGCGCCTCATAATGATGTGAGGATAGCACTTGAAAGTTATGCACAGCAAGCTTTTAGAGATGTTAACAACTTAGTCAATCAATCTTTAATTTCTAATAACTTTGCAAAAAATCCAATCATGAAAACTTATCAATCCATTATTGAAACAGCCGTTGCAGAAGTCATTTCGGGAGTTAAAACAGCAGACCAGGCAATAAATGATACTGTGATGAAATGGTTAGCTAAAGGATTTCCTTCTGATTTTGTAGATAAAGCTGGAAGACAATGGAATATTGATAGTTATGCAAGAATGGTTACTCAATCTACTACTTTTCGTGTTTATAATGACATGAAAACACGAGCAAGCGAAGAATTAGGGGTTGAAACCTTTTACTATTCTAAACACGGGGCTAGTCGTCCGGCTTGTGCCCCTATTCAGGGTAAAGTAGTGACAAAAGGTCAGTCATTTTATTCTGAGACTTTGGGTTATAGAGTTGAATCTTTGAAAGAACATGGATGGGGAACTGCTGGAGGTGCTTTGGGTGCCAATTGCAAACATTATCTTACTCCATTTATTATTGGAGTTAACAACTTGCCCGATGTTCCAGAGCATCTTAAAAATATCACTCCAAAACAAGCTATTGAAAACGGGCGAAAACAAGCCCAACAAAGAGCTTTTGAACGAGCGATTAAAGATGATAAATACAAACTTCAAGCTGCAAAACTTTTAGAAGATGAGCGAAGAATTGCAGGGTATAAAAATAAATTAGCTATTCATCGAAGCAGTCTTAATGATTTGCTTAAAGAAAATGACTTTTTACATCGTGATTCAACTAGAGAGCGAGTCTATAAAAACGGGAAAGCTCAAGAATATGCTAAAAACTTTAATAAAAAACAAAGCGCCTGATATTTATATCAAGTGCTTTTCTTATGCCCTGGACATGGCGTAAAACTGTTACAAAGTCCAAGTGACGTAAAAAAGGAGATTCAAACATGGGTTTGAAACGTAGCAATCTTGAAGAGTGGGGAATTACTGACAAGGAAGTGATTGATAAAATCATGGATGCCAATGGTGATAGCATTAATGAAACTAAGGCGACTCTTGATAGTGAAAAAACTGCCCTTCAAACTCAACTGGATCAGCAAACTTCTGAAATTGAAGAATTGAAAAAATCAACTGAGACAAGTGCTGAAACAAAAAAAGCACTTGATGACTTGCAAGCCTCTTTTGATTCTTACAAAACCGATGCAGAAAAAACACTTGCTGAAACACAAAAAACAAATGCAGTAAAACTTGCTTTGAAAGACTCAGGCACTGTGAACACTGAATTGCTATTTGGTCAAGTCAACATGGACAATGTCATTATTCAAGATGATGGCAAAGTTTCAGGTCTTGATGACCAACTCGCAACATTCAAAGAATCAATGCCTTATTTATTTCAAGAAGGCGGAGCTGCAGACAAAGCAAAACCAACCATTGTGGCTGGCGGCAATCCAAATAGTGGTGGCGCTGGTGAAAAATCTTTGGTTCAAAAAATTCAAGAAAGATTAGGTGAATAATATGCCAGTAGTATTAGACTCAAAAGACTTAGCAACAATCGACAAAAAATTTAAAGCAGATTCTCAAGTTTGGGACATCTTAACTCAAGGTGCAAAATCAATCACTGCAGCAGACTTCGTTGGTGCCAATGAAGTTCGTATCAATAAAATGTCAGGTTTTGTTGATGCAACAAAATATAAACGTAATGACGATAATGCACGAAACAAAATCGACATTGCAAAAGAAACCGTAAAACTTACCAATGAAGATTGGTTTGGTTATGACGTTGACCAATTGGATCAGTCAGAATCATCAGCTTTGACAATTAACAATATCGTTGAAGAACACAAGCGTTTGGTTACTGTTCCGCATCGTGATAAAGTTGCCATTCAAGCACTTTATGATAATGCAAACAAAAAAGTTGCTGAAACTTTGACTAAAGATAACATTCTCGATGCTTATGATTCTGCAGAAGAATATATGACAGACAATGAAATCCCTGGTGGATATGTAATGTTTGTATCTGCTGCTACTTATCGAATGCTCAAAAATGCTTCTGGTGTTTCAAAAACATTTACAACTAATGAAGCATCAATCAATGGTATCAACCGTACAGTTGCGCAAATTGATGGTGGTGTTCCTATTGTAAAAGTTGCCAAAGCACGTTTCGCTGGAACCGGTGCTGATGATGCAGCCCTTAATTTGAATTTCATTGTTACTCCTCTTATTGCGGTAGCTCCAATTGTCAAATTCGGTACAGTTGATACTGTCCCAGCATCACAAGACCGTAGCGGTTACCGTGATACAATCAAAGGTTTGGACTATTACGATGCAATTGTATTTGAAAATGCCAAAGATGCTATTTATGTTTCAGAAAGCCCAAAAGCGTAACCCCCACAAGTGTAACGTTGAATAAAACAACGCTAACTCTTGAAGTTGGGGGAACTGAAACACTGACAGCTACTGTTTTACCAGAAGATGCAGAAGATAAAACAGTAACATTTACTTCTAGTGATCCTACAATTGCTACAGTTACACCAAAACAAGGGAGTGTAGTAGGAAAAGCTGCTGGAACAACAGAAATTACTGGAACAACAGTTAATGGTTTGACCGTAACTTGTGAAGTAACAGTTACAGCAGCAAGCGGAGGAGAGTAATCTCCTCTTTTATTTTAGGAGGGATTATGGCTTATCTGACATTTCCTGAATATCAAAAGTTTGGCTATCAAGAAGTAACGGAGGATGATTTTAAAAGATTGGTCGTCCGCTCTTCTGATGTCATTGATATTCGGACAAGAAACTTTTATCGGTTTCATGATTTAGAATCTGACATTGAATTTCGTAAGAATCAATTCAAAAAAGCAATTGCTTTGCAGATTGAAAGAATGGCGATTCTTGGGGCAGTTTCTACGGCTGAAATTGACAGCCCGACAAATTGGTCACTAGATGGAGTAAATGTCACAAATGGCGGTTCAGGAGCTTCTGGCGATAATGCAATGAGCATTGTTTCCGAAGATGCTTTGGAGCTTTTGTCCATGACTGGTTTACTTTATAGGGGGACGTGCTAATGGTTTATTATCGTTTGCCACCTATTCGTGCTTTTCCACATTCTATTATTTACCGACAAAAGACCGGGGAAGATGATTACCAAAAGCCAGAATATGCTAATACAACTATCAACAATGTTTGGTTCAATCTATCATCGACTTTCTCAAGAGGTGGGAATAACTCAAGTGATAAAGCACCCAATGCTTCAATCACGATGTTCTATCGATACTGTGGAGAACTTTCAAAATTTGAAACTGACAATTTAGTAGTCTTTCAAGGTAAAGAATATAAGATTGTTTTGGCAAAAGAGTTAGTTCTAAATGGTGAATCGATTGGTTGGCGATTGGAGGTGGTCTAATGGCTAATGTCAAAGTTGATTTACGTGGTGCACAAAAGAAACTTAGTGCTCAAAATTTAACCCGTGGCAAAGTGGCAATGGCAAATCAAGTGCTAATGGACATGGATGCTTTTGTTCCAAAGCGAGATCATAACTTGGCAGCAAGTGGCCATGTCACTGATTCTGGGAACGCTGTTGAATATAACACCCCTTATGCTCGAGCACAATTTTACGGTAAATCCTTTAAAAAAGGTACATCCTTTACCTTCAAAAGTTACACGACTCCTGGAACTGGTCCACGTTGGGATTTGAAAGCTAAAGGGCTATATGGTAACAGTTGGCCAAAAGTCTTTAAGAAAGGAGCTGGACTTTAATGGATTTTATCGAACGATTGAATAACAGTGTGAATTCAATTAAAGATTTGCCAGTGAAATGTGTTTTAGGATATTTGAAATCTACTGAGTCTTTGGTTCTTTATCCTCTACCTGGTGGGAAAGTTGAGCAAGCATTTTTTGATGGCATAAAAGATCAGACGCTCAACTATGAATTTGCTATGAAGTCAACTGACCAAGAGAGAATTCAAAAGTCACTTTGGGTTATCCAAAACTATTTAGAAGAACTTGAATTGCTTGAAAGTGGTGACGGTTCTTTTGAGTTTAGAGAAATAGAAATTACGAACAAGCCCTATATTAACAGCGAAGATGAACAAGGATTTTACATCTTTCAAATTGATATTACGGCATCAATAACAACATTTCCTAAAGGAGGAAAATAAAAATGACACGTCAAAAAAATGCACTACGTGGGCACTTTATCGCTCCACTTACAGCAGATGGTAAAGAACCAGCTGATGCTGATTACCTAGAATTAGCTAAATGGATTTCAAGTGTTTCTGATGATACTGATGAAGAAACTGATGATACTGGTTTCTATGATGGTGATGGAACAAAAGAAACAACAGTAACTGGGGTTTCTGGTGCTTATGGATTTGAAGGATTTTATGATGAAGAAGATCCAGCTCAAGCTTTGGTTGCATCTATGAAGTATAAAATCGGAGAAGAACGTAAAGTTTGGCATAAGGTGGTATCTGCAAGCGGAACAAAGCAATGGACTGGTACTGCAACAGTAACTGATATCAAAGCCGGAGACGGTGACGCAACCGAGTATGAAGCGTTTGGTTGTACGATTACTTATAATCAATTGCCAACAGAAAAAACCGTTACACCCTAATGCTCCCCAGTCGGTAACTGGGGTTATTAACAGTGATGGTTCAATCAAGGTTGACTGGGAAGCTGTTTTAGGTGCTAAATCATACCTTACGCATTACAGTGAAGCAAATCAAACTGATCCAAAAGATGCTAAGTTCATGGGCTATTCTGAAACCAATTCTTGGACTTTAAAAGCAACGGATGTCCCAACACTTGTAGCTGGAGATAAAATATACATTTATGTTCAAGCTTATAGAGAAAAAGGCATTGGCGCAGATGATGTTACCAAAGCGCAATATCTTCATGATGGACCATTTACTGGTTCTACTTGGAGTATCGCAGTAGTATTGACAGCAAAATAATTAAGAAAAAGGCTAGGGGGAGAACTTCTAGCCTTTTATTTTTTAAGGAGAAACTATGAAACCAATTCAAATAGAAAAAGCCACACTTGATATTCCATTTGTGGACGCAAACGGAAAAACACAACTTGTAATTGAATTTGACCGAACTGATGAAAACATTAAGCGTCTTTATGCATCATTTGAAGATTTGGAGAAAACTAAGAATGAATTATCTGTCACAGAAGATGGAAATGTGATTGACGATGCCAAAGACTTCATAAAAGATATTATGGACCCTATTTTTGGTGAAGGGACTTTTGATAAAGTTTACGCACTTTGTCCTAGCGTTGTTGCTGCAGTTGTTCATTTCTATAAGATGTCAATGGCACTTAAAGAAGAACTCGAAATGGATGACTTCAAAAACTTTGAAGATAAATATTTGAGCTAGGAGGTTACATGTTTTCTCTTTATCAAAAGCTAAATGATGACGTTGAGGTTTCGGGTATCAAATACCCGCTCAATGCTTCATTTGATGTCATCTTAAAATTGATTGATTTGTTGAAAGAGAAGCGTCTATCCGATATTAACAAACTAAGAATAAGCATCAAGCTTGTATTCGGACGAGATACCGAACTTTCGGAACTAAGTCTTGAAACCCAAGCCGAAGCGATTAGACAGGTATTTGATAAATATCTTAAAGACTCAAAAGCTGATAAACCTATGAAACGTGACTTACAAGGAAATATCATGCCAGAGCTTGAGGAAGATGAAAAGGAAATATTATATTCCATCAATTTTGATGCGGAGTATATTTTTGCTTCATTTATGCAAGCTTATGGCATTGATTTAATTGAGCAACAAGGACAGCTTCATTGGTTTAAATTTAAAGCTTTACTTGCTGGTTTACCAGAAGGAACTAAGTTTCAACAGGTCATGTCAATTCGCTCATGGGAAAAGCCCTCTAAATCAAAAGATGCGCATGAAAATCAAATGAAGAAACTTCAAAGAATATACGCATTGCCAGAGGAAGAAAGCGAGGTGATTTAATGGGTGCTGATGGAACAATAAAAATTGACATTGTCACGGATGATGGATCAGTCAAAAAGAGTATTTCTAGTCTTAATGGGTTAGAAACAGCCAGTGGTGAAGCAGGTAATGGGGTCAAATCCTTATCTGGTGCAATGGGATTACTTAAAGGCGTTGCCATAGCAGCCGCTGGTTCAGCTATGGTAGCTGGTGTTGTTAAATTCGGTAAAGCTGCAGTTGGTGCTTATGCTGACTATGAACAGTTAGTTGGTGGTGTTGAGACACTTTTCGGGGCTGGAGGTCAATCAGTCGAGCAGTATGCAAAGTCAGTAGGAAAATCAGTTGATGATGCCAGTGGGGACTATAACAACCTCATGAAGGCACAAGACCTTGTGATGAAAAATGCTGATAATGCCTATAAAACTGCTGGTATGTCAGCCAATCAATATATGGAAGTTGCAACCTCTTCGGCAGCAGCAATGGTTACTTCTGTAGGTGGTGACACAGTAAAAGCTGCAAAACTTACTGACCAAGCTGTAACCGATATGGCAGATAATGCCAATAAAATGGGTTCAAATATTACCGATATTCAAAATGCTTACGGTGGATTTGCCAAAGGTAACTTCACGATGCTGGACAACTTGAAAATTGGGTATGGTGGGACGCAAGAAGAAATGAAGCGTCTCTTATCTGATGCTGAAAAGTTACCTGGTGCAATGGGTAAGAAGTTTGATATCAGTAACTATGCCGATGTTACCGAAGCGATTCACTTAGTCCAAACGGAAATGGGTATCACAGGAACAACAGCAAAAGAAGCTGCTCAAACAATTAGTGGGTCAATTGATAGTACAAAAGCCGCACTTTCTAACTTACTAGCTGGTCTTGGAAAATCTGATGTTGATTTAAAAGGATTGACAAAAAATGTTATTGATTCATTTAAAAATGTTGTAAGAAATATTATTCCAATTGTGGTAAATATAGCCAAAGCTATTCCAGTTGTCTTTTTGGAAGTTGCAAGAGAAGTTGGAAGTGCTTTTCTTGGAATGCTTCCGGATAGTATTCAGAAAAGAATTGAAGCTATAGTTTCTAGCTTTAAAAGCTTTTTAGCTCCTGTTGGAGAAATTGTTGGAGGAATAAAGCAAGTTTATACAGCATTTAAAACTTTATTATCTCTAAATATGTCACCTATGGAAGCAGCCAAAGCTATTTTTGAAGCCATGGTATCTCCTTTTAATGCTTATCCTAAAGCATTTGGAAACGCGGCAAGAGCAATAAAAAGCTTTATTGACTCTAACAAAGGGGCTTCTAATGCTGTGGATGGAATGATACAAGGAGTTAGAAATCTTGTCAATTTCTTTAAAAATATTTTCTCACCAGTACAAAAGGCTGGACAAAGCATTGATATTTTCAAAGTAGCCTTGTTTGCAGCGAAAACTATTTTACTGACAGCCTTAGGTCCAATTGGTCTTGTAATCAAAATCTTTGAATTGCTTGCAAAAGTTGTGGGCGGTGGAGATGTTCAAAAAGGCTTATCTTCTATCGGTGGCGGAATTCAAGGGTTAGTTGATGGCATCGCAAAATATGGTCCAATGATTGGTACTAATTTCGGTAAAGCAATAAGTGGTATTGCTGGAGCAATTGCCAGTGCCTTGCCTGGGATAATTTCAGGGGGCTTACAAATTATAGGTGGTTTCATCTTAGGTATTGCTCAAGGATTGCCATCAATAACAGCGGCCTTTATTCAGCTTATCGGAAGTATTACACTTACGATTGTCACACTTATTCCTACAATCACGACTTCTGCCATTCTAATCATTACTACATTAGCAACCTCTATGATTACAGCTATTCCGGTTGTAATAGGGGCAATTACAAGCATTATTGTAGCCATCCTTGGTTCACTAGCTCAGGCTTTGCCTCAAATTATCCTAGCTGGAACAAATCTTATTGTTTCATTCATTGCTGGGATAACTGCTGCTTTACCGTCCTTAATTGCAAGTACGGCCAATTTGATAGTGACTTGGTTAAATGAATTGAATAAACATTTGCCGGAGATACTGCAAGCTGGTTTCAATGTTTTGATAACATTCCTTGAAGGAATTGCTAATAATATTGGTCAAATTACTGACATGGCTATTACAATCATTGTTAATTTTGCAAATGCTATCGCAAGTAGAATGCCTGATATTGTTCAAGCTGCAGCAAATTTAATTGTCAACTTTGTGAATGGTATTGCCAACAATATCGGTTCTATTATTAATTCTGCTGTGAATTTGATTGTTAAATTCTTAGAAGGTATTGCAAGGAAAGTACCTGATATTGTGAATGCAGCTATGGATTTAGTTGATGCTCTAGTCAAAGGAGTTGTTCAAGCCCAAGGGCGACTAATGGATGCTGCGATTAATCTAGTAAAAGGTATGGCTAGTAATATCAAAGGCCGACAACAAGATGTGCGAGCTGCGGCCGGTGAACTCTTAGAAGCGATCATTGGTATATTTGTTCCTGACTCATTAATAAACGCTGGTGAAGCTATTATTGATGGGTTTATCGGAGGTTTAAAAAGCGCTTGGGAAAAAGGCAAGCAGTTTGTCAGTGGAATAGCTGATTGGATTCAACAACATAAGGGGCCTATTAGTTATGATAAAAAACTTTTGATTCCAGCTGGTAAAGCTATCATGGGGGGATTCAATGACAGTTTACAAAATAGCTTTAAATCAGTTCAAAGTAATATCTCAAGCATGGCTAGTCGCATATCGGATAATTTTGACCTAGGATTGCCACAAATTACTGCTGAATATGCTGTCAGTTCTACAGGTTTAAATACTGATGGTCAGCTTTCTGTAATGCAACTTAATTCAATTCGCTCAGTTATCCAGCAGCAGATTGATAATCAACCAAGTCAATCAGAATCCAATGAAATTGTCTCACAAGCGCTAGCCGCTGTAAAATCGCTCAGTGAGCATGATACTGTTCTTGTTATTAATGATAAAGAACTTGCTAGAACAACAGCTAAGGCGAATCAAGAAGCGCAGCAAGATTTAACGAGAACTCAAACATTACTTTGGGGAGGTACTACTACATGAAATTCACACTAAAATTTGGAGATAATTACCTCACGGATTATATGCGGATTATAGATGTCCATAGAAATTTAGGAGCGGGAATTGAAAGCACCACGGAAGATAAGATATCTGGTGGTGCTAATTTTATTCGTTCTAAAAGAAATAAATCAACAATTGATGTAGAATTTAGAACTCTTGATGATATTGTAACTGCACGTAGAAAATTGGCAGAAATTACAAGTAGTGATGTACCTTTAGAACTTATATTCTCCGATGAACCGAATATTTTTTATCAAGCGATTAGAAGTGGTGAAATCGTCTTAACGGAAAGTAAATCTAAACTTTTTGCGACTGGAACAATTACATTTTTAGTGCCTAAAGGCTACGCAGAATCAGTCGATACTAAAGTATTGAACAATGATAATTCAGGCGGTGAAAATGGAACCATCATAAATAATGCTGATAACTCAGTTTCGGTATTGATTAATAACAATGGAACCTTGCCTATCTATCCCACAATTAAAGTCACTCCAACATCTGAAACAGGCTATTTAGCCTTTGTTGGTCAGAATGGAATCCTTGAAATTGGTAATCCAGATGAAGCAGATACAACTACAGCTAAGAGTCAAAAGCTAGTCTGTGATTTTAAAACT